ACTTATGTATTTAAGAAAACATTTCGATATGGATAAAAAATTATTAAAACGCACTTTACAATTTTTTAAAAAATATAAAATAAAAGCTACTGTGGAAGATTTGCTTATACTTAAAATATTTATGGAAAATGAATCAGAAACTAAATGGATAGACAGAAAACCTAAAATAGAAGAATTTGTTTTGAGGTCATTTAAAAATGAATAAATACGAAAAATGGAAAACAATAGCAACTTCCGAGATTCTTAAAAAAAAGAGTCTTGGCTACCAAAGTGTTACAAGTGTAATTAATGCTAGACCCAATCGTGGGTTAGAAAAATGGAGAAAAGAATTAGGTGAAGATGTTGCTAACTTTGAAATGAAAAGATGTGCTGAGAGAGGTTCAAAAGTTCATTCAATGATTGAAGAATATTTTATGACAGAAGATAAACATCTCTATAGTTCTGATGAAAATTCAATGCCAATATCTCATATGTGCGATAGTGTTTTGGCAAATGGTTTATTCATGAACATGTTAAGTTATCTTGAGATGGTTCGAGATGAAATATTTATTGAGCAAGAATTATATTCTGACACTTATAAAATACATGGTCGTGTGGACTGTATCGCTAAGATTAAAGGGTTAAATAATGACAAGGGATATCTAGCTGTCATAGATTTTAAAACTTCTAATTCACCCAAACAAAGTATTAAAGATAATTATGGAGTTCAATTAACTGCCTATGCAGTTATGTACAATGAAATGTTTAATGAGAATATTGAAAACATAGTTCTTATAAGTGCTGATGAAATGGGTGGCACACAAATGATTAGGCGAGATGTTAAAAAATTTATGCCTACATTTGAGGAGTGGTTTGTATTTTGAAAGATAATATAAATCCAAAACACTACAAGCAAGGCAAGATTGAAGTCATTGATTTTATACTTGACCAAAAAATGAATTACCTAGAGGGCAATATAATCAAATATGTTTCTAGGTATAAACTGAAGAATGGCATTGAGGATTTAATAAAAGCTCATTGGTATTTAACTAAACTTATAGGAGAAACAAAAAATGAAGAAAATAAAAGTAAAAAAAGATAATAAAAATGTTAAAGGTATCGAGAAAAGAATAGGCGAACTCGTTGATGATACATTTATTTTTAGTGGTATGAGTCCTGATATTGAAAAAGCATTTAGGTCTAAACTTATTAAAGAATCAGTCAAAGATACTTTGAAGAAAAATAATATAGAGTTAGAAAAATAATACTATGAATAAACAATTATTAAAAAATTCTTACCATGATAAAAAACACAAGTGGAGAAGTATGGGTCGTCAATTAGATTCATCTGAAAAAAGACACGAAAATTATCTTTTATTTTTAAAAAATTGGAATGAATTAAGCTCAGAAGAAAAAGACAAACTTACTTTGAAAGAACTACATGGATATAATTTTTTATCAGTTAGTGTTGTTAACTCTTTAAGATGGAAAAAAATCTCTAATTTTGGAGAAATGAGGAAAATATTTTTTAATAATGACAATAGTTATTTTGTTAAAAATTTTGAGAACTTAGGCAAAACAGGAGTACTACAGTTAAACATATTTATGTATGAGTTTTTCTACGAGGAATATAAAAAAAGTAATAAAGAGATAAGATTAACGAGAGAAAAAACCACAAAAGATATTATTTATCTAAAATAAAGAAATAATACTATAAATATGTATAAAAATAGTATAATATATTAAAAGTAACAATGAAAATGAGGCACACAAAATGGAAAGCAAACACATGAAAGCTCATAATGAGCAAACAAGAAAAGACAATGATGAATTGGGTTTAATGACTGCAATTCATAAATATCAATCACTTAAATTAAAGTCAGATGCTACTGGCAGAAACTCTAGATTTAAGTCAGATGAAAATCCTAAAGGTACACCATACTCTACATTAGAAGATGCTATTGCATGTGCTAACGAGGGTTTGCAATTTGGTTTGATATTTACTCAAAGCATTATTTGTGAAGATGGACAGCAGTATTTAAACACTGTAGTCAGACACATAAATGATACTGATATATTAAGATGTAAATATCCTTTGTTTTGTAATAACAAAGATAACCCACAGGCATTTGCCAGTACTGTGACCTATGCAAAAAGATATTCATTGCATATGCTATATGGATTTGGAAGTATAATAACAGATGATGATGATGCTAATGTAGCAAGTCCTGAAAAGACAATAAACAATAATCAAACAAATAAATTTTAGGAGATGATATGAAATATTTAGTTTTACAAAAAGTAGCCAATGAATTTTACTTGGTTGCAAATAAACCATTTGATAAAGAAAAACAGGCAAATATGATGGTGGACTTACAAAAAGAATGTAATCCTGACAGGTTCTTTCAAATTGTTGAGATATTAGAAGATAAAAATTTAGAGGTGGTAAAATGACAGAAATAAAACAAGAAGATATGTATTGTAAAGGTTCTTTAAGTGACCCTGATGGTTTAGAGTTATTTAAGAAAGGAAGTATTAGAGATAGTAAACCATATGTCAATGAAGATGGTAGCAGAATACCTGACAGATATCCTAGAAAGATAATTGTTACTAAAGCATTATCTGCAAAAGGAACTGAATATTTTACTGTATACCAAGAGGTGGGTTGTTTGTTTGACCCAAAAAAATCTGATTCTAAAACAGTTAAAACTGGGTTCATTAATATAGATGGCAAAGATAAAACTTTGAATGTTTATGACAATGACTCATACTATGGATTAGAGATAAGAGAGAAAGATGAGGCTCCTTTTTAATCCCCCCAAGGACTTGGCAATCATCAAAGTGGGTAGATGTGCTTTTCTTCTGCCCACGAACTTAGGAGTAAATAATGTCAATTAGTATTTTCAAAAATGATTTTTTTCAAATTAATGGAAGTCCTGACATGACATTAAATCCAAACTATGGTGTTGTAAAACTTCCTATTAGTCGTGCTGATTTAGTTTCAGTGAGAGTAGAATTATCAAGTGGTGTTGGTGTTCCACAAGATGCCAAAGTTAATTATGGAAGTGATAACAAGCTGACTAGAAAAGTGAATATGTGGAGAATACCAATGAACTCAAAAATTGCAGATTTGTTCCATGTGTATGCAGTAGAATTAAATAAAGTTTTTAATTATAAAATATCTGCAATTCAAGACATACAATATTTAGAATATAATGTTGGAGATTTTTATAAAACTCATACTGACATAAATTGTGAGATGGGTTCTACTAGAAAAATATCAATCTCTTGGATATTAGATGATGACTTTACTGGTGGAGAATTAAAAATAATTAGTGGTGGAGAAGAAGTTGTTATTCAAAACAACACAGAAGAATTAGTGGCATTCACTAGCTTTATGAATCATTGTGTTACACCTGTAACCAGTGGCAAAAGAAAAGTTTTAGTATGCTGGATAAATGGCGAAAGCTGGAGATAAATATAATGAACAATGATAAATACCAAAAAAGATTAGAAGAACTGGGTGAAGAAGAATTAAAAAGCAGAGTGCAAGAAGTTGGTAAAGTAGTTAAAGAAAGAGCAACTTACCATGCTAATAATATTATCGCACAACTAATATCTGAAAAGTTTGACCGATATAATATTGATGAAATATGCTCTAGTATAGATTCTTTGAATAAGTCAAATGACCATCTAAGATATGTTCAAAATGGTATAATTGACCCTCTATTAGCTCAAAAAAAAACATCAAAATAACTCAAAACAACCCAAAATAAAAATATACTATCAGTATAAATTAATATATACTGGTAGTATAAACAATAAAACGAGGATAATAAATTGAGAAAAAAAATCGGAGATTTGGGTAAACTTTTAAAACAAGAAAAAATTATTGAAGAATGGCTAGATAATTGTCCTGTAGATTGGAATATGTTTGGTGAGCTGGGCATAACACTTTCTTGTGAAAAACTAGGGGTTGTTGAAAAAGAAGTAATCTTCTACCCAACTGTAAGAAATTCAAATGGTACACCTATAAAAGGATTCAGAAAATGAGCAGAATATTTAACGAGCAATTCTTTAGCAGTTTAGAATACATACAAAAGTTTAGAGATACACTTTCTGAAAAAGAGTTGCTCAATAATATTGAAAATAAATATCAATTAACAAAAGAAGAAGCAAGGGAGATTTTAAATGAGAACTATGAATAATAATTATTTAATTCCAGCTTTTATAAGAACAGGGGAACTACAAATGAATATGGAAAAGGTAATAAACTATTTGGAAAATGATATAAAAAGATATAATAATGGGGATAAAGAAATTTCTTTATTAGAGCATCAAATGAATTGTGCGACATTAAAGCACTTTCAAAATGTTATTAGTGAGAAACAAAGAGGTGCATAAATGCAAAGAGAAGAAGATGAATACTATGAGGATAATGAAGTGTATACAGATGATGTAATTAGATTCAAAGAAATAGTCAAGACTATAGATATTGGAAAATATCAAAATAGCCACAGAGAGTATTGTGAAATAGTTGAGTCTATTTTTCAGGAAATATTTAACAAAGATGAGGAAAAAGGTAATGATAAATCTTAATAAAATAAATGAAATATGTGAATCTATACCTGACATAGTTAAAGCATTTTTATTCTGTTCAGCAATATCTATATTTTGGGTAATTATATTAGGGTAGCCAAACTCTAGTTTGGCATTCATTTGCCCTTATGAGAGTCGAAAGTTTACACCTCGTTTGCTTTCGACTCTTTTTTTTATTCTTTTTTTCTGTTAGATTAATTAGTAACTATAAAAATTTTTTTTGGGGTTGCTATGTTTGAAATGATTAATTTACTTGGTAGTGCAAGTCTTGGTGCTGTAATGCAAATTGTTGGTGCGAAAGCAAATGCACAAGCAGAGATGATGAAACAGTTGACTGCTAATCATAAACTAGAAGAAATTAGTAGGGATAAAGTTAGAAATAATACTAACTCGTTCTTCATGATGACTCGAAGAATTATAGTTTTAAGTTGTATTTTTGCAATTATAATAGTTCCAACATTAGCACCTTTATTTACTAACACTCCAATTTATATCCAAACAGAAATAACTACTGGCTCAGACTGGTTAATCTTTGATACTAGAAACACAACTATGGTATGGACAGAAGTGCAAGGTATTGCAATACTAGACTGGCATAAAAATATTATTTTGAGTATCGTTTCTATGTATGTGGGTAGCTCGATAGCTAAAGCTAAATAGGAGATATCTATGAACAGAATAAAAGTAGCAACAATAATAATTGTAATAGCTATAATCATTCTTGGAATATGTGAAGCAATAGCAGATGTGACTTCTAGTGGTTCAACAACCAATACCCAATCCAATAATGCTGGTTCTAACACAGCAATTACAGGTGGTTACGAATCAGCAACAACTTACCAATCAGGCTCATCTTCTAACAGTACAACAAGTAATGAAACCAATAATTCAAGTAATACTAAGACAGCAGTCAACACTGCATCAGCTCCATCTATGTCTGTGTACGGACAATCAAGTTGTGTAATTCCATTGAGTTTAGGCATGACAACTATTGGATTTAGTTTTTCTGCTGGTAATTATTATGTTGATGAGGCATGTGAAAGAAGAAAAAAATCTGAGCTATTAAATAAATTGGGAATGAAAGTAGCCTCAATTTCTATAATGTGCCTTGACTATGATGTTTGGATTAGTATGAAAAATTCAGGTTCAAGCTGTCCTATAGATGGATTAATTGGAAAACAAGCTGAGAAAAGATGGGAAGAAGTTGGTGGTTTTTACAGAAAGAAAGAAAAAAAATATAATAACAAATCCAGTATGACTTGGAATCAATAACGATATGATAAATTTATCAGTATTATTATCCACAAAAAATAAAACAAATGCACCTGAGAGCAAATGTATGACTGCCATTTTATTAATTTCAGTTATATTATTATCATCTTGTGCTACTACACATTCAGTAACTCTTGGAGAGATGAGGGTTTATGGTGCAAATGAGATTTGGATTTATGAGCCTGTTAGAAAATAAATATAGACAGATTAAAAAAATTATGAAAAGATTAATTATATATATATATTTTTTCCCCCTATCCCTGTTTGCCGAGCAGACAGGGAATCTTTTAAGCCAAGATTTCTCAAGTAATAATTGGTCAGGCACAAACCAGTCAAGTCTACATGGCACTGGAACTGTAGCTGGAGTTGACTCTAAATATATTGAGTCTACAATTTCCCTTAGTGACAATCTAAGTCTAAATCAAATCAATGGTGGTTGGACTTCAACGCTTGGAAGTGATATTTGGAGCTGGAATAATAACGACCAGACTACTACCATGAAGCAGACTATTACCAATGCTGATGGAGAAGTTACCACTCAAATTAGAAACATATCTACAACTTCAAGTGATAACTACACAACTTATACCGATAGTTATACACAGGGTATTAACAGTCAATCAGACTATGATATTGCTGTAAGATTTAGCTTTGATGAAAGCAGTAACAGCATCTATCACTACGCAACAGACCTAAAGAATCCAACATTAACTATTGAACATAGTCTGTTAAATACTTCTCAAGTAGAACAGATAAGCACAATATCAGAAAACATTGTTGAGCTGGTTAGTAATTTTAAAGAAGAAGAAATACTTGTAGAAATACAAGAGATAGAAATGCCAATGTTTGAAGAAATATATATAGAAGAAGAAACAATATCATTTGCAGAAATAATTAGCGAATTTTTCTTTGAACAGAACACAGAAGAAATAAATACTGGTATAATAGAAATATATGAGGTTGTAGATTATGACATTGAAGAGAACTTCCAAGAAGTCACAACAGAAATCCAAGAGTTTAAAGAAATCCCTGAAACAGGAAACCTTGAGTTTGAGCAAACCGAAACCATCACAGAAACAATTACCGAAGAACTCTATGCTGAATCAAGAGAAGAAATTACCCAAGACATTATCGGAGAGCCTGAAGAACAACCCATTCGAGAAAGCGATACAATCCAAGTTGCCGAGTCAAGCAATGAAGAACCTAGAGAAAGCATACAAGGTAAAACAGAAGAACGAGATGAGCCAGTTACCGAAACTGCCAGTGAGTCAAACGAGCCATCAACAACTGATGTTGCAGAAGAACCTAAAGAATCAGATGTTCAAGAAACAGAAACAGTTGAATCCGAATCTAATAACGAAACAAGAACAGCGACTAATGAATCTGAAACAAGCGATAGT